CCGAAGTCATCTCGCTTAGCTGGCGCTTTCGGTCTTTCTTCCCGGAACTTCAACCACTCATCATTGAGCGCATAACGAACCGAATCAATGCTGTGATTGTTCTTGTCCGGATATCCGGCTTTCCAATTCCCTTGTACGTCTCGTTCAAGCTCGTAGGATAGGAACTCTCTCGCTGTCTCCGGGCAACGTTGATCATCGATTATGATAGCTTCTAGGCTCTGTAGGAACCTTATGCCGTACTCGATTGAATCCGGGCCCTTCTTTACTCCGCGCATCCTTAATCCGTATTGAATCAATTCGTGGATACTCTTCGGTTCTGCTGAATCTGCAATGATTTGCTCGTTGTTCTTATTTTCCTTTGTGATTTCTTCATAGGCTAACCAATTTGATGCGCCAACCTTGTAATATTCATGAAACACATATAGCCGTTTGTATTTTCTATCGTAGTGCATGACATTATACGATACCGGATCAATTGAATACCCGAAGTCTAAGCCGCGCTTGATCTCAGTGAATTCGGATATTTCTTCATCGCTAATCTTCCTAATCTGCACGTTGTCGAACACTTCACCGCCTGAACCAACGACTTCGCCCAGATATTCATGCTTGTACGCTGTCTCTTTGACTGTTTTAAGGTGTTCAGCCTCAATGATGAACTGTTCCCCTAGCCAATCTCTCGGAACGGTCTGATAGGTGCTGTGATGCGTCAGACGGTCAGGACGTGTTAACTGTACTTCTGTGTTTACCCAGCTATTAGCAGACTTAGGTGGATTGTACGAATAGAAAACTGTGAACTTCGGGCCACCACGCATTAGCGATTGGTTAATCATCCGGATCTCGTCCATGCCGTTGAACTCGTCTAACTCCTCATACCACAGGAATTTGCAGTAACCCTTGGCAAACTTGATTGACTTGATCTTTTTGGGCTTATCAGCTCCACGGAATATAATCTTCTGACCTGTCTTATATGTGAAACTGAGAGGACTAACTTTCTCTTCCCAGTATTCATCCACGCCCAATACATCGATTGCCCATGCAAACTGTTCATAAACTGAATCATGCAGCGTGTCCTTTACCTTGCGAAGGGCTACCGCATTTGCAAGAGGATCGGCCATAATGCCTAACACGATCTCAACGGCTGTAAATGATGACTTTGTGGAGCCTCGACCACCTTTTAGAAAGTGGTGAGTATATAAACCGTCTTGAACGTCCCAATGGACATCGTAGAATGATGGTGCAATCGCATCCGTTAATCTTGTTTCACTTGCGGCGGGGGATGTCATTGATTATGTTCACCCCTACGTTACCAGTGTGTTCGACCTTCTCTGTAAATAGCATGTAGCGCTTGCCGAGCAATTCCGCTGCGCTTTTTCTTACTTGCGCTGGAGGTACATTATCAACCAGTTCCTGCATCCCCTGTCCGACAAGGATTGGCACTCGATCAATTATTTCACCGCGCATGACTTGTGTGAGGAATTGAAGCACCTCATTTTGGTCAGCAATGCGATTATTGTCCTTTTCACTTATACGCGCGTTGATATATTGGGATATCTTGTGGTTTTGCATCAACCTATGGCCTTCTCTTGCTGCTGTTTTGTCATTCTCCGATCCGTATGCGCGCTTATATGATTCAGTGGCGTTCCCTGACTCTATAAAGTAGTCAGAGAATCTTTTCTGCTTCTCGGTCAGTTCTGCCATCTCTCCACCTCCAAATGTTGTAATCCTTATATGTTTTCGGTACTAGACGGTGTATTCGTGCCATTTCATGTGTGAGATATTGTAAAAAATCAGTCCATAAAGTTAGGCAGCAGTAACGCCGCATTCATTCCGAGCCACATGGTTAGAACGATTGTCCATCCTTTTCTTTCCCATGCTGGCTTATCAAACCACATTTGCTTACACGCTATTTTGAATATCTTCACGGCCTCACCTCACTGTACATATTGTGGCTCCACCCGATAACCTGCGCAGCTTAACGTGTCATGAGCGCATATGTAGTCTGGTCTGTGCTGTGTGCCGTAGGCTGTTATGATGCCTATTTCGATGTATTGTCTGAACGCTCCGTCTCTTTCTATCTCGCTGTCGTAGCCTATTAAGTTTGTTATGTTGTCTATGGAGTAGGATATTAAGTATTTAGATCTCATAATACGGCCTCCACTTTCGTTAAGCTTATTCGGTCGAGACGATGGCGCTACGCGCTAACCTTCCTGCTCTTGATTGTCAGAGAAGTGGAAAGAATTCTTTTCCTGCAACTTCATTTCGTTCATAAGTGCGTTAGCGGCTTTGAACAGATCCACAACGGCGTAATGATATCTCGGGTGCATATTCTGATACACGAGGTTTAATGCGCTCTCCCTGATCTTCGTGACCTCTTCTAGCGTTAATCCGTCCGTACACGTGTTGTCATAATAAAGAATGCTCATTGTTATTCCCCCTATTCGAATATTCTTCCACTTGCTAGATACCATAGGTTGTTACCTTCGGACTTAAAGGCGATTGGTTCACCGCATACACCGCAATCAAACTGCACGCGTTCAAGTAGTTCGTGCTTTAGAATGATGTGCGCCTTGTTACAGTGGATGATTCTTGCGAAGAAGGTCACCATGTTATCTTGGTTAAGCTGAACTTTCACGATGCCACCTCCGCATATAAAAACAAAAATAGCCGCACTAGGCGACTAAAGGAGAAGAGTATAGGTTGGAATGGAGTTGCTAGCGAATAGTTAGGTAATTTTTCAGGGAACCACCATACCTTGTACGCATTAGTGGTTCCCCGAGGAATGCGGGATGCTTTCCACACTTATAGTATATCACGGTCTTGTAAAGGTCGTGGTGACATAAAAGTGATGTTTGCTCTCCGCGATACGTGCTTTATATATCCCTCTGCATATCCGAGTTCGTCTGCTATTTGGTTCAACGTTTGTCTCATTACCGTCCTTCTGAACATTACCTGACTCTCTAGGTTATTCAGCTTGCCGAGCCTTTCCGTGATCATCTGCTTTGTCATTTCTTTATGGGCGATAACCTCGTTAAGGTTGTTCAGCCTTTCCACTACGCTGTCATAGTTCTCTAGCGCCTTGTCTAACGGCATACGAGACCATGAATCTGCTGGCATCTTTCCGTCATAACACTGCTTATAAGCTAGTTTTAGCTGATATTCAATGTCCTTGGCGATCTCTTGTAATCCTGATATTTCTTCGCATAAATCATTATATGATTGTTGTAGTTGCATCCCGTATTCCCCCTTATTCTGTTGGTTTTCTTTCCTCCGCCATCTTTGTGATATCGTCGCAGTTGTAGTTATCCAGTGTGCCTTTAGCGCGTAGTTCTTTGATAACCTTCAATTCTCGTTTTAGCGCATCATACGAATCTTGATTGATCATCCTTCTACCCTCCAACCGATGTAACACCGCACATTTTCATGATCTTCTCCCACTTTTCAACGGTAGAATGTCCATCCCAGTTTGGCTCAATTTCTTGCAGATCACCGAGATCGAAGTCATCTGGAACATGGAATGTCATTGTCCCATCATATAGCGAGATAACCCTGCTCCATCCCTCAAACTCTGGATGCTTATACCATCCGCTATGCTTTCTTAATTCACCGTTTAAAACGATATAATTTGAGAATGTAGCTAGTAACAGCGCCAACATGTTCCGTTCCCAATATGCGCCGTTCTTTGATTCCTCTACGCTCATTTCTGGATTCCATACGAATGGTTTCAAACGAATGTCACCTTCTCGCTTCCGCATTCACAGTTATTGACGAACATCTTGCCCATTCCTGCATTGGTCATTATGAATTTGGTTGGAGTGTAATTATGACCGCCGTTCAATCTGCATTTGATTCGATTAATGATGTTCATCCTTATCCCCCTTATAGGCGAGTTTCCCCGCCCATATAACTCTATACGGCCTTCACTTTGTTAAGCTGTTTTCGTAATATTCGCTACATCTGACGAATGATAATACCATGTTGTCATGCCGCCATCAGTACAAAGGATCTTTGCTCTAATTACGCCTTTCTTTGCCAAAGACCGTAAGCGATCAGCGCTGAATATAGAATGCCTAATCCAGTAATGTGCGGACATCCAACCTTCGTTTTTCATGGATTTCCGCATTCTGCTCGACTGTTCCCGCGTGGTGTCTAAAGTTTCGATATTATCCATTTACGCCGCCGCCTTTACTTGTCCGAATACAGCCAACTCAAGCGCAGTTAATCTTTCTTCGACCGAAGCAACCCCACCTGTACCATCCTGTCCATCTTGTCCCGTAGCGGAGTGTTCATCCAAGATGTGTCCTGTGTCCACATTCTGTAGTTCGGGCGGGTTAAGTTCGTTGCGAAAGTCTACCAGCTCAACAGATTCATCAGTCGCCGGAACGAGAGCAGCTTCGGCTTGCTTTGTGGCTTCCAGTTCTTCGCGAAATCGTTGCACCTCTTTTTCATCCAAGGTGCGGTACTTAGCGTTAAAGCTAGTCCAAATGATTTCACCGTATTCGCCCGTCTCAGCAAACTTAAATGTCGTAAATGTGCCTAATTGCGATCTGAATTCATCCTTAACGTCGTATACCGGGATTTTTGCGGCTTCTGCTTCGGCTCTCTTATCTGCCGCCTCTTGTTCTTTCTTCGCCTTCAAGCGCTGAGCGGCGGCTTCCAAGTCGGCATCCGTTGTAATGTCGATGATGTTGTTCGGCGTTGTCCCATTTGCAATCTCTTTGCGTAGGTCATCAACGTGAGAGTTAAGGCGCGCTATCTCTGCCTTATCTTCGGAGATAACGAGCGCGGCGGCTTTGCGTTTCTCTTCCAGATCGTCGCGTTCAAGCACCAACTGAGCGTTAGCTTCTTGAAGCGCATCAACCGTACTGTCTCTCTCGGTTAACTGATCAAGTAGCGCCGTAATCCGCTGCTCGTAAAATTCTTTTTGCGTGTTAATGTCTTCTAGCCATTTCTGAGCTTGCTTCTGGCTTTTCTCCGCAATCCCCTTGCGCAGGATCTTTGCCGCATCTTCATCTGCCGCGAGTTGGTCAATCGTGAACGAGCTATCACCGATGTTGTAAGTCTCCATGCTCGAAGCAATCTCGTTGGCTGTCGTTTCTACCGTTTGTTGATTCTCTATCTCGCTCAACTGCTGCCGAATCGCTTTGATTTGCTCGTTCAATCTGCCTACCTCTACTTGATCGGCACTACCGCTATCGAACAGTGTTACTTTTTGCGCTTCCAATTCGTTTAGTTTCTGTTCCAATGCTTCGCGGTTATCCATTTTCACACGCTCCGATTCTGATTTATGACCGAATAACTCCATATGAGACGATTACGGTCTTTCTAGTGCATATTATACACTATTCTCCTTTCAAATACTACGATTTAATGCTATAAACCGCCATATTACGCTATATTATCGGGCGGTCGATAAGGCTTAAAATCATCCTTCGTCGGTCGCTTCTTCCTCGGCTTAATCGGGACTACTTTTCCTACTGGTGGTATCTTCATATTGGTATCGCCTCCCCTTCTTTGATCGTGATTTCAAACTTAGCTTTGATATCTTCCTCGATCCGCTTAATGTCCGCGATCATCTCTACCAAGTTGGTAGCGGTCGAATCTGCTAGCTTCATCTTCAACAATCGCAGTAATGCGCTTTGGATCGTTGTAAAATAGCCGATGTTATTGCATACTTCCGTTTCCTTCCCGGTCTTCTTGTCGATGCTGATTGCTCCTGTGTATTCTTTCAAAATGAATTGCATAGTGTCCGATTCCAGATAAATCTTTCCTTCGATGTGTACTTTCATGGTTATAATCTCCCTTTAGTTTCGATTGTGGGCTTCTGTACGCCCCGTGGTAGCGTTCCAACATACTGATTGATAAGAAATACTAGAGAGGCACTTTTTACGCTTAAACAGCCTGATTTTTAACCTTGTCCAATTCCTGATCGATTGCCGCGATTCTCTCGACTAACCTTTCACGTCCCGGCGAGTTTACGTTAAGTTGCCTTAGTCGCTCGGTTAACCGTGTTCTTTCGTCGATTAGGCTCTCTTTGTCGCTCATGCTATTTCCTCCAAGTGGACGAGAATGTATGGCTTTCTGCAAATACCACCTTGTTCAACTGAAAACCGCTTGATGTGGTCGAAGTTATCTCTCGGTATAACACCCGCCGATACAAGACCATCGTTGATGAACTTCGCACAACATGCGTAGTTATCGGGATCATGCTCCCTTGCGTCCTTGAAATAGAATTCATAGGTTTGGTTGATTTTCGTGACTGGTTTGATTT